CGTCCCAGCTCTGCCCGGTGATCTTGTGAAGGTCAACCGCCTTGGCTGTGTAGGTATAGCGCGGATGCTTCACACCTTCCAGCACGGCTCGGCCTTTGGCGAGGAGCGTTTCGGCATCCGTCACGGTCAGGTCGATGTAATGGCTGCACAGCACGCCATACGTATTGATGGTATCGGCATCAATATAGGGCTTTCCGTTGTTGACTTCCGAAATGGTAAGCTGATTCACACCCTCGCCGCAGCCTTTGCAATACAGGCGAGTGCAGAGCGCGGTGGAATCCTTCTCGCGCTTGATCTGCTGCATGTTGCGCTTGCGCCGGATCTCACAAGATCTATCCGTGCTCTGCCGGATCAAATTGAGCGTCCACGGGTAGGAATCCGTGTTGTACGTCCAATGGTACTCGTCAGCAAAACAGGTAGGTATGGAGAAAATAGCATCCAACAAGTTCGTATTCTCCCATGAATACTGGAACTCGTAATCGAAATCGCATTGTCCGAGCTGCCAACGCTTGGTGGTTTGCTTTGCAAGGAGCTGTTCGAGGACCATCCTCGTCGTGCAGCCCTCGCCGCCAGTTTCGAGGTAGCCGTCAATGACATCGTTCAGCAGGAACGCTATGACGTGTTCGCAGGAATACTTGACGAACTCACCTTCGTTGGAGAAATCCGCGTCAGGCTCATCCAGTACCCGGTACTTGCCCTTGCTCACATCGCCGTCGAAAATATCCACGATGTAATGCGTGTCGCACAGAGAGGTTTTCGGGTCATCGATGGGCAGTTGGAACGAGGCTGTGAACAGATCGTTATGCGTCCGGCAATAGGAAACGGACGAGGCGTTTTGCAACACCCCGACCAGCTCCATATTGCGGTTGTAAATTCTCGGTTTCATCACAGCCACCTCGCATTGCAAAGAACGGTTACGTCAACAGTAGTCGCTACGTTCGTGAAAATTCCAATCTGCTTTGTGCCGTTCACGGACAGCAAAGGGAAATCACCCGATTTAAGCCATTTAATGCCCGATGTAGCCCCTTTTGTGATCTCCATGGACAAACTATCCACGACAACGGTTTCACCGGCAGCAAGGCTAAATCCCTGCCCGTTAAGCATGAGGTTCTTCCATGCGTTCTGTTCGTCGCGGTAGTAAATCCGCAGGGTCGTGACGGTGGAGCCTGTGTTCTTGACCGTAACCACAAGCGGCGTAGCTGCTCCGATTCCGTCAGGAACAAGACTGACCAAGGAAACATAGGAAGCCTTGGACGCTTCCAGCGTCAAACTACTCGACAGGGATTTGCTCGCAATCGTACTTGCGAACGGTTGCAGGATAAACTTGACTTTGATCGAGCCGTTCTCCCAGTCCTTTCGGGTCAGGGAAGCGCCGTCCACGATCTCTGCCTCATACTTTCGGCTGATGTCGCTATCAAGGATGAGGTCTGCACGTTCCGCGTTTCCGAGCCAAGAAGCAACAGCGTGTAGCCTGTCCATGATTTCCGAATCACTCAATAGGCCATCGTTGGCGGTGGGCTTAACGAAATACAAGCTGCCGGTCATCTGCCGTTCCTTGTACCTTACATCGCCCGTAGAGTATCGAAGCGTGCCACTCATACCTGAGATTTCGTACTTGTTCGCATGGATGGCAGGAACCGCGTCCATGTTATCCATGACGAACACGCACCCCATATCATTCAGGCAATGCTTGCCAGCAAAAGTGAAGTTGTTCATTTCGCTGGTCGCGGTCGTGATAGGCTGGTCGTTGTAGGCTGCGTACAGCCTATTGTCGGCGCAAGTGAACGTAACCGTTATACGCGCCGAATTCCCGCTGTACTCCGGCGTGGAAACCTTCGTACAACGGGCAATGTAGTAATACGTGTTGTCGCTCTCTGCGTAGAGCTTATCCGTTCCGGCTCCATACAGCCAATTTGCAATATCGTTGAGCTTCTGCTGAACCTCGCTCTTGCTATTAGCTCGCACCAAAATGAGCGCGTCAATCTGGCGAACAGTCGGAACCTCAACAGAGGCAAGGAGCCGACCACGATAGGTCAGCTCCTTGCGCTCAAAGTCGGAGTAGATGCTGCACTTCCAGCTCAACACCTTGCAATAGCCGAAGGATTTCAGGTATGTATTTGCAAAATTCATTTAGGCAAGCACCCCCTGCAAGCTACGGCCTTTGACAGTCGTTTGGGATTTCTTCTTGATCTTCTTACTGACCGGGGCGGCAACCTTCTCGCCAACCTTGTCCTTGTCCATGTAGACATCGCCTTCAAGTGCGCCGGATTCAATCAGCCGATCAGCAATCGCCTTGCCAATGGTTTCGGCTCGTTCCTGTGCGGCCTTGCCTTCACCAGTTGCCTCGGCGGTCTTTTTGGCGGTCTGATTGATTGCAGTCTGCGAAGAATACACAGTACCGCGAGACGGATCCTCAACAAGGAACATATCGTGCATGGAAGCCGCAACCTCCGAGCCAGCCTTTCGGATCACGGACAGCTTTTCGAGCAGACCGAGCGCGATGCCCTTGTCATACATCCAGCCGACTTCCTTCTTCGCAACAGCGGAAGGACTGTGGATGCCCAAGGCAGATTTCGCAGCAGCCAATGCAGCGTATGCAGCAGAACGTGCGGCGGCTGTAATCGCGGAAGAACCGGCGCGGATGCCGGCTGCGATACCATTTGCAAACTGGCGACCAATGGAGTTTCCTGCGGAAGAACTGAGCGCATTGGAAGCTGCGGTGCAAGCTGCTTGGGCGGCGGTTTCGGCATCGGTTTTGAGCGTTGCAGCGAGCGCATCAATTCCATCGCAAATAGCATCCACATAGTCATAGCCAGTAGAGTAGCCGGTGGAATAGCTCATTTCAGCCAAAGCAGCCTCGACGGCATCAGCGGACATAGTGCTCATTGCGGTTTCGACAAGCCCAGCATTGTTGTTGATTGCATCAGCCATGCCGGTCGTTCCTTCTTCGCCGGTGAGTGCGGCAATATCCGGGAACGTTTCAAGGGCGAGCGTGGAAGCATCGACAATGCCGGTGGATGCGTCGGTGACATCTCCTTCGCCATCAGCTTCCGCTTTTGCGAGGGAGTCCGTGACTGCCATACCAGTCGCTGCCGCAGCTGCGGCCGTGGTTGCTTGATCGTTTGCCGTGGATGCTGCATCGGCTGTTGCCTTGGCAGCGGCTTCAACAAGCGGTAAGCCTGCATCCAAACCAGCCTGAACGGATTCAGGGATTGTGATGCCAAGCACGGAGAAGGCGGCCTCAAAAGTATCTACGCCGTTTTCGCTCATCCGACGAGCTGCCGCAATGATTTCGTTATCGCAGGACGCAAAAGACGCACTTACAAACTCCCCAAAGCCAAGGTCGTTCAGTGCAATCATTGCGGCAGCGCGATCTGCAGCACTTGCCGTTTCGTCACACAAAATCTGAAAAAGATTCGTGATTTCGGCACATCCAAGGAACGCATACCTATCCAAACTTGCAACAAGTTCGTCCGTACCGTTCTCAACAACGTAAGACCATGATTGCATAGCCATCGACAGAGATTCAGTATTCATACCGCCAACCCAATCGATAGTGCTCATATTTGTGATGGCGTTTTGAAGCGACGTGTTTATCTCTTCACCACTGCCATTGATTATCGATACGGTTTGGTCGAGTGCTGTTTCTGTTTCTGCCGACCACTCAGTGAACTCGAAACCAAGCGCTTCAAACAAGCCCTTGAGTGTTTCGCTGACAAAACTCCATGCGCCTTCAAGGATGCCTTTACCAAGATTGAGGATGCCTGTTGCTATGCCTTCAATCAGCTTTCCGCCGAGTTCAATTAGCTTCAGCCAATTTGCAGGGGTGAGGATGGCAGTGATAAGGTTGTTTACAATCGAACCAGCGGCCTCTCCAAGACCTTCTCCAGCGGCGGCTATGCCATTGCCAATGGCGGTCAAGAAATCATTAAAGTCAAGTTTTCCAAGCCCCTCAACAATGCCGTCGAACAGAGAACCAGCAAGATCTGATGCAGCATCACCGAGTTCAGCCCAGTTGATCTTTTCGATTGTGTCGCTGATTGCATTTACAATATCAGTAGCACCAGAAGTCAGCGTTGTGATTCCTGTCACGATACCGTCAATTAGCGTACCACCAATTTTCTGAGCATGTTGGCTGAACTGAGTCCAATCAACGTTACCAAGCAGATTACCGATTGCAGTTACGATGCTCGTTGCAGCAGTACTAAGGTTTTCGATGCCATTTACAATGCCATTGATGAGCATGCTTGCAAATCCATCAAGGCTTACGGTAACGGATTCCCAGTCAATATCACCGAGGACGCTTCCGAGCGTATCAACAAGAGACGTGGCAACAGTGCCAGTAGCTTTGATACCTTCGTTGATGGCAGACCAGAGAGCATCGCCGATGCCAGTTACGCAGTCAACAGCGTTTGCCCAATCGATAGTGCCGAGCAATGTTCCAATGGCAGAGACAATATCCGTCGCGGCTGTGGTGATGGACGGGATTGCCCCAACAACGCCGTTGATAATCGACGTTGCGATGGTTTTCATGCCAGAGACAAGACTTTCGCCTTCTGCGCCGGTGAGTAGACTACCGATTGCATTGATGATATCGACAGCCACATTCGACAGCTTCGGGATAGCTGCTGTGATACCACCAAGAATCGATGTTGCAATTGAGGAAAAACTGGTAGCGAGAGAATCCCAAAGATTATAGCCAGACAAACCTCCGACAAGGCTGGAGATGAACGTACCAGCCGCAGCAGCCCAGTCAGCTTTGCTATTAACGATCTTGTCTGCAATGCTTTGTGCAACTGCTGTGAGATCGCCAATTTTTGCAGTAAGAGTTTCAGCATCAAGGCCAGAAAGACCTGAGCTGATTTTCTCAATAATCTTTTCACCAACATCGGCCCAACTGCTATCTGCAGTGAATGCATCTTTCAGCACGAGGCTCTTGATCCAATCACCGGTAGCAGTGATACCAGTCTGTATTTTTGTCCAGATAGCGGAACCGACACTTGACCAATCTGCGTCGGCTGTGTAGGAATCTCCAAGCACGAGGCTCTTGATCCAATCCCCTGTAGCCGAGATACCACTTTTGATAGATGTCCAGATTGCTTTGCCGATAGTGGACCAACCCGTACCAGCCGTATAGGTAGTATTCGCAGGCATGATAAGCGCTGCAAGCCAGTCGCCAGTTGCGCTGATGCCTCCCTGAATGGCAGTCCACACGGAAGACCCGATTGTCTTCCATCCTGCCCCGGCAGTAAAGGTGGTGTTGGCAGGCATGATCAACCCAGCCAACCAGTCACCGGTAGCGGAGATACCGCTCTTGATGGACTCCCAAATCGACTTGCCAATGGTGCTCCACCCGGTTCCGGCTTCAAAAGTAGTTCCATCGGGCATAATCAAAGCGGCGAGCCAATCGCCCGTCGCTTTGATTCCGGATTTGATGCTTGTCCAGATCGACTTTCCGACATCGCTCCACGAGGAATCAGGGGTATAGGTTTCGCCAAGGACAAGTTCTTTGATCCAGTCACCTGTTGCTGTGATACCGGACTTGATGCTGGTCCAAATCGTTGTACCAACGTCGCTCCAGTCAATCTCTTGTATCGCACTCTTTGCTTCTGAGAACCATGTACTGAACTGATTCTTGATTCCTGTAAATGCAGAACCAAATGCATCGAGTAGTTCTTTTCCGAGTCCGACCCAATCTACATTTCGTAAGCCAGAACCAATGGATTTCACCAGTTCGCCGACAGAACTCAGGAGACTTGGAATATTGCGAACAAGTGCAGAACCGATATTGACTACCATCCGTGCAACAGCCGGGATGAGCTGGGGCATATTGGCGCTGAATCCGCCAACGACGCTCGTAACAATGGTTTTTCCAATTTCGGCAAGGCCGGAGGCGTTGTCGGCAATCGTATCTGCAAAGCCAGTCACCACAAGCAACGCCGTGTTCATCGCTTCCGGCACGATCTCGCCAAGGCCAGTAGAAATCGATTTTGTCAGCGCTGGCATCCGGCTCGATATGGTTTTCATCGAGGAGGAAATGCGCTTGTTGATGTTGGAAAGAGAGGTTTTCAGCTTCTTTGAGAGCTTTTCAAACCCCTTTCCGATTTCGTTTGTTGCATCAATCGACGCAACCGCGAACAATGCCATGCCGGCAGCCACGATTCCAATCGGGCTTACAAGGGCAGACATCAGAGGAATCAGCTTTCCTACTGCACCGACGATGCCGCCGAGTGCAATCAGAGCGGGGCCGGTAGCTGCTGCAAGACCGGCGACCTTCAAAATCGTCGTTTGAGTGGCGGAATCCATCAAACGGAAAGAATCAACCCAGCTCGTAGCCGTCTGAACAATCTTTCTGAACGGACCTTCCACCAAGCCCCAGAGCGTAATTTCCAAGCCTTCGACAGCCGACTTGAAAATGGTAACGTCACCAGCTGCGTTATCGAGAATGGTGGCGGCCATTTCTTCGGTTGCGCCCTCGCAATTCTCAATGGATTCTGTCAGCTTTGCGATATCCTCATCGCTCGCATTGATTAGAGCGAGAAGTCCAGCCATGCCCTCTTTGCCAGCAATCGTGGCAGCGTACATAGCCTTTTCTTCTTCGCTCAATCCAGCAAACGCGGTTCGGAGCTGTCCGATAACGTCGCTGAAAGGAAGGACTTCACCAGTCGAACTTGTGAGGGAAAGCCCCAGTTCTTCCATGGCGATAGCCATGTCCTCGGTAGGATCAACCATGTTTGCAATGATCGCCCTTAACTGAGTACCGGCTTTTTCACCCTTGATACCGGCATTTGCCATGATACCAATCGCAACCGCAACGTCATCGATCTCGTATCCCATTGCGCCAGCAAGTGCGCCCACCTGCTGGAACGTGTAGCCCATCATGCCAACGTCCGTATTGGCGTTGGTGGCGGTAGCGGCGAGGACATCACTAAAGTGCGCTGCATCCTCTGCCGATAGGCCAAACGCTGTCAAGGCATCCGTTACAATGTCCGATACGCTGCCCAAGTCCTCGCCAGATGCTGCCGCAAGATCCATGATTGGAGCAAGACCAGCAAGCATGTCCTCGGACTTCCAACCAGCCATCGCCATGTATTCAAGGGCTTCGCCAGCTTCGGAAGCAGTAAAAGAAGTGGTACTGCCCATCTCGATTGCGGCCGCAGTCAACGCAGTCATTTCTTCTGCTGTTGCGCCGGAAATGGCTTCGACGCGGCTCATCTGAGAATAAAAGGCAGTACCAGCATCATAGATGTCCTTACCGATAGCAACAATGGGAGTTGTAATGGCCAAAGAGGCCGCAGCTCCCGCTTTACCAAGGCCGGAGGCGATACTGGAGCACTTTTTTTCGATTCCGCTGATTGCACTGTCGATGCCGGAAGAATCAATACCAAACGACGCGTACAGCTCACCAACTTTAAGCGCCATCGAATCGCCTCCTGTCCATCAAACAGAAACAATGGACGAGAAGAAAGCGTTCGCTGCCTGCTCGTCCGTTTGTTCGTCTGTCGTATTTTCTTTATCGTTCTCGGCGCGGATCCTTACGGCAACCGCGCCATTGGGGGAAAGGTTGTTAAGGAGTACGAGGAAGCGCCTCCAAGTCATCGTGTCGATGTGCTCCATCAATGTGATGCGGTAATCCCGTAGGAAGTCAGCCTCGACCGCATCCCATATTTGGAGCATGTTTACTTTTTTGCGCGCTTACCCACACCGGTCTGCTTGCGGCTGTCCTCGTCAGACACTTCCTCGGTATCATCATCCTCGTCGTCCGTGCCGTTAATCATCTTGAAAAGCTGCTGGACAAGGTTGGCAAGGTCAGGAGCGGACATGCCGTTATCGCACATCTCGTTGACTGCTTCTTCACCAAACATGGCATCGGCAGCCTTCATGGTCATGCGGGTAGCCATCTGCGGATCGCTCGTGCTTTCGGCGCGAGCCATCATCACGGGAACGATGGCCGGAATCTGCGCGGGAACCTCGTAATTTTCACCGAACACGGTGACAGAGATGGTTTCCTTGTTCTTCTCGGAAAGGAACTGGTCAAAATTCAGAACTTTACCCACTTGTTTTTCCTCCTATCGTCAATAAAGGGGAGGCGCACGAAGCGTCCTCCCCAGTAGGTTGAATGTGAAATTAGTTCGCGCCGCTGACGGTGACGTTCAGAGTCGCAACCTTGGCGCCGCTGGCAGTCGTGACCTTGATGGTCGCGGAACCGGCAGACACAGGGGTGACCGTGAAGCCTTCCTCGGTGACGTTACCAACGGTGCAAACGCTGCGCTTGCTGTTGGTCACGCGGAAGCGCTTATTGGAAGCCTCGGCAGGGGTGAATGCAACGCTGACGATCTTGGCAGCGCCGCCAACGGCCAGCTGCAGGTTTTCGGAAGCAGAGCCATCAGCCTCGAAAGCGACGGACTGCACCTGCACATAGGGCAGAACCTCAACTTCGCCGACCTGTTCCATGTCCCAAGACAGCGTTTCGCCGGACTCGTCCGCAGACTCTTCACGGCTGGTCACGATGTAGTCAGCGACCCACGCATGACCATAGGGATCGACGAACTTCAGGGTAGCGTCGGCATCACAGCCAGCGGCCTCGGCGTAGGAGTTGAGCATATCCTGACCGGGATCATTCTCGCCGGTAGCCTCGACGACAACCTTCTTGCCTTCGAGGGAAATGCTGCCGCTGCGCTTGGTGACATAAGGCTCGGCCCATACGTCGGTATCGGCGGAGCCATCTTCGGTTTCGCTGTCAATGCCGCGATTCAGGCTGTTCAGGCCATAAATGCGGACGTACTCCTGAGTGGCGACATCGAGGATGAACACCAGCCAGTTCTTGATATTGACAGGGCAACCATTCTTACGACCTTTCATGGTTGTTCCTCCATTCTCCCGCGCTCGGCGGGTCAATAGTTACAGTAGTACACGAGGAAATTGCTCGAATACAGCTCGCGCTTCTTGCTATCGGCACCAAGTCCGGCAGAAGCGTTCAGGACACGGATAGAAGCCCTTGCGCCGTCGCCATTTAAGTACCCCTCGTAATCGACGAGGACTTCTGCAATCGCCTGAGAGCACTCGTAGGCGGCCTTTGTACTTTTGGCGCGTGTCATGACTTGGATGCGTGCTCCATCCTCTGAGCCTCCATATCCGCTGTCGCTCGAAAAAACGCAAATGCATTCGTCCGGCTGTTCGGGCATCAAGCCCCAGAAGATGTTGCCCTCGCGCTCCTCATCGGACACGATACCAAAGCCGAGAAATTCAAGGTGGAGTGCAAATTGTTCGATCAGGTTCAAACATCGTCACCCCATTTCTGCGGCAAGGCCTTGCTGTGCAAGCTGTGCCATTTCGCTCTGAACAGAGCCGTCAAAGACAGGATCTTCAAGGTACTTGGCCTTGCGTCCTCGTTGGTGGTTGTAGTGTGTGTTCTCATGCTGGATAACAGCATAGGGAGTATCGTAGCTGACCGTTCCTTGACTTCCATCGTCGCTCACGTCAACTGTGCAAGAATTTTCCAACGGCCCTTGGTCAAGAGGGACTTGATCTTTGCTCACGGATGCGAGGTGGTCAAGCGCCATCCATGTGCCGCGCTTACAGCCAGCCGTTGTGACCTGTTTAATGAGCGCCTTATCGATGTCCACTTTCAGGTGTACTTTTGCACTCATTCCAGATACACCTCCAAATGGCTGTCTTGAAAACCGTTCAAGACATAACACTTGATGACAATATACTCCCGACCCTCAAACGTGACGATGCTTCGCTCGGGAATCGCTGCGCCCGTGCAAAACATCTTCGTGTCGGCCAGCGTTTGGTCGATCTGACCATCTGCGTTTTTGTATGTGGTTTGAAGGTTTCGACCTCGCTGCAATCTGCAACGCCTCGTTTCCTCCTCGCCATATACAGGGCCGCCGCCTGCTTCTCGGATGTACGGTTTGATGGTGGCTGTCTGTCGAAGGAAAGCATCAATCAGCGCCATGCTTACCACGCCCTTTCGACACCCTTGTACAGCAAGCCCTCTTTCAGGAGGACTCCATGCGCATAGGGGCAAATGGTTTTCCGGGTCAGCTTGGAACTCATAGCGCCATCTTCAAAAGACATGGCAAAATCGCCAATGTTGAACGACTTTGTTCCTTCGGGAATGGCATTGTCGCCACATTGGGAAGCAACCGTCTTTTCGTGGGCGATCTGGTACTTGCAAGCCTTTTCAAAGGCTGCTTTCTCGGAGTCGGTGTAAGGCGAATTGGGGAAGATGTAGGCGCTCATTTTGTCGCGCATCATTTCCAGTTCTTCGGCGGTAGGTTCGTCGCAATGGATATGAACATCGGCCATGCGTTACACCTTCTTCCGTTTGGGCTTCACGGGAGAAACGGGAGTGGGCATTTCTGCCACACCCCCGTCCTGTTTCTTATCCACCCAAACAGCCTTGCCAGCGGCGACCAGCCTCTCTTTGAAGGCCGGAGGCGCGTCAAGCTCCATGCCGATAGGAAGCACCCTGCCGTTAATCGTCGGCAAGGGCTGAGTGAGTCGGACATTCATCGTTCACGCCTCCATTAAGCGCCAGCGGCAGGAGTCAGAACAGCGAAGGGATAACGGGTGGTCTCGTCGGTGTTCACGCGGTTGATAGGATTGGGCAGCGCCCAGCCAGCACGGAAGGTCACGCGCAGAGCAACCATGTCCTGCTGGGCAAGGTTGTACACGATTTCCTTGGTGTTGGGATCCTGAATGACGGCCTCGGTCAGCAGCTTGGTGTTGATGTCGGAACGGATAGCCCACACAGGAGCGTTCCAGTCACCACCCAGCAGCAGAGCCTGAGAAGCGTCCATGACCTCGGTACGGGGGAACTCGATGCCGTTGCCGTCCAGCTCATACGCAGAACGAGTGCCAACGCCATCGCGGTACACGGCACGACCGAAGATGGGCAGACCGTTGTTGTCCACGGTGCCGCGCATCTTGGAGCGCAT